TGACCCAACACCGGCAGATGTACCACCTCTACCATAATTATTTATTTAGTTAGAATTAAAGGCACTCTTTTTAGGGTGCTTTTTTTTTGTTTTTACAAATTGCTATTTTTTAAACGTTATATACATAGATGATATTATTTAACACAACTGCAATAAATCAATTTACCATAATACCTAGACAGTATGTAACAAGTGCATATATGACTATTAGAGATGATAGCACTAATGTAACTGTTAATTATACACTTATTCCAAGAGTTGCTGGGGTTGGGAACATTGAAATTATAAAAGATACCTACAATGTATATAATGATACCTATTCAAATTTAGTTGAGGGGCATTTTTATGATTTAACTATATATTCAGATGTAGCAAAAACAATAGTAATTTATAAGGATAGGATTTTCTGTACTGCACAAAAAGCAGAAATTGATGCAGATAACAACTATTTCTATAAAATAAATAAAGACCAATATACAGAGTACGATGGTTTCAATAATGACTATATTGTAATATGAGAAAAAGAAACAGTAAAGGACAATTTACAAAAGCATCTAAATCTTCAGAGTTTGGCTTTGTTAATTTAAGCACATATACAAGTCCAGAGGTAAAAGAAGTAAATGGTGCTGATTGGATTGAGTACGGGGCAGATAACAACTATTTTCAATTCCTTATAGACCGTTATAATGGTTCACCTACAAACAATGCTGCTATAAATGGTATTTCACAAGCTATTTATGGTAAAGGTTTAAATGCTACAGATAGCAATAGAAAGCCTAATGAGTATGCACAGATGGTTTCTTTATTTAAGAAAGATGTTGTAAGAAGATTGTGCTATGATTTAAAACTTATGGGGCAATGTGCTATCCAGATCATATACTCAAAAGATAGAAGTAAGATTGTTCAGTTAGAACATATGCCTATTGAAACATTAAGAGCAGAAAAATGTGATGAAGATGGAAATGTTCCGGCTTATTATTATTTTAATGATTGGGCTAATATAAAAAGAACAGATAACCCTTTAAGAATACCGGCTTTTGGTATGAGCAAGGAAAGCATTGAGATATATTACATCAAACCTTACAAGAGTGGTTTCTATTACTATTCACCGGTGGATTACCAAGGTGGTTTACAGTACGCAGAGCTAGAAGAAGAAGTTTCAAATTACCACCTCAACAACATAATGAATGGTTTAAGCCCATCGATGTTGATTAACTTTAATAATGGAACTCCTAACCAACAAGAAAGACAATTAATAGAAACGAAGATAGCACAGAAATTTTCCGGCACTAGTAATGCGGGCAAGTTCATTTTGGCTTTTAATGACAATAAAGAAAGTCAAGCAGAAATAACTCCGGTTCAATTAAGTGATGCACATAACCAATACCAATTCTTGAGTGCCGAGAGTACTTCAAAAATTATGGTTGCTCACCGGATTGTCAGCCCTATGCTTTTAGGAATAAAGGATGGATCTGGTTTGGGTAACAATGCAGACGAAATAAAGACCGCTAGCCTTTTAATGGACAATACTGTTATTAGGCCGTTTCAAGAACTTTTAATTGATAGCTTTGATAATATACTAGCTTACAATGAAATCAGCTTAAACCTGTACTTTACGACCTTACAGCCACTAGAATTTACTGAAGTAGATAGTGATATACAAGATAAGGAAACTATTGAAGAAGAAACCGGTGTTGAGATGCAGAAATTTAATCTTAAAAAGATTGATGGAAAAGAAGCATACAAGACTAAAGAAGAAGCAGAAAAGGTAGCTGATGAAATGGGTTGCGGTGGATACCACGAACACGAAGTTGAGGGTGTAACATATTATATGCCTTGTGTAAGTCACGAAGAACTTAAAGCACCGTGTTGGGATGGCTATGAGCAGATAGGTACAAAGATGAAAGATGGTAAAGAAGTACCTAATTGCGTACCATTAAAAACTGAACTAGAAGAATTTGGTGAGGATGAAGATTTAAGTGAATGGACTTTAATTGATGAAAGAAAAGTTGATTATGAAGATGAAGAAGCATTGGATTATCAAATTGATGAATTAAATAAAAAAGATAAAAGTACATTGGCCAAGATCTGGAATTTTGTATCTACCGGAACTGCAAGACCAAATTCAAAATCGGAACAAGATGAAGATTTTGAGGGTATGAAATTTAAAGTTAGATATCAATATGCACCATTAAGAGATACGTTTAATGATGATGATGAAAATGTAACAAGAGATTTCTGCAAGAAAATGGTAGCTGCTAAAAAGATATATCGAAAAGAAGATATTAAAATGATGGATAGCACCAAACTGAATTATGGTTGGGCAGAAAAAGGAAAGCAAGAAGAAGGCTATTCAATCTGGTTTTACAAAGGCGGGGGTGCTTGCCACCATTATTGGGCTAGGAAAACTTATATGTATACTCCAAAGGATAAAAGGATAGATGTTAAAAGTCCACTTGCACCAAAAATTAGTGTTGCGGAAGCTAGAAGAAAAGGATTTAGACCGGAGAAAAATAATCCTTTAGTAGGAACAAAACCAATTAATATGCCCAATGAGGGATTTGTAAACCGATAGATATGGCTACAGTACTTTTTATAAATAGAACCGACCTAGTAAGGAACTCGATTATTGACGGCAACGTTGATACGGACAAGTTCATACAGTTCATCAAAATCGCCCAACAGATTGATATTCAGCAGATTATAGGCACAAATATGTACGAGGGTTTGACTGCTGCTATTATAGCCGGAATTGATTTACCGGCTAACGTAAGGTGGAAGTTAATTCTTGACGATTATATAGTAGAAATGTTGATCTGGTATGCGCAGAGTAACTACATTCCTTTTGCTGCTTACCAAATTAAGAATGGCGGTGTTTATAAACACACATCTGAAAATGCACAAACTGTAGATAAAAACGAGGTTGATTTTTTAGTAGAAAAAGCAAGAACCAATGCAGAATGGTATTCAAGACGTTTTATAGACTTTATGAGTTTTAACCAAGCTACATATCCGGAGTACACAAATAATGTGAATGATGATATTTACCCTAGTTATGAAGCAACTTTTAATGGTTGGGTACTTTAGTAAGAATTTATGAGTTACAAACCAAAGGCAAAGAACATTGAAAAGCTTAAAATCTTTTTAAAGAAAAAAAACAAGAAGTAATGGCAAACGAAATATATTCAAAAAGTTGGTGGGGTGATGGTGTTTGTGATAATACTGTAGGATGGGGTTTAATTTACAAGCCTTATGCTGGTTGTAGTGCAATACCGGCTTTACTTTTAACCTTACAAGCAAGGGCAGATTTTTATGAAAATGTAACTTGTACAACAGCAACACTAACCGAATTAGAAAACATAGTATAATGAGCAATCTTTTAGATAAAAGTAGCATAGTATTAACTCCTACGGCTTATGACAATAGCAAGGTGTTATGTGTTAAACCAAGTGATGGATCTGGTGACTTTGATTTTAGCAGAAATTCAGCAGCGACAAGAGTAAATGCACAAGGTCTAGTTGAAAACGTACAGATACTATCGAGTAACCTAGTGCAGAATGGTAGCTTTTCAGAGGAAGGAGCAGAAGAAGTTTCTAACGGCAGTTTTTCTCAAGAGGGTAGCGAATTAATTGTAAACGGAGATTTTTTAGTTTCAACGGGTTGGCAAGGCTTAAATGCAGACAGAGTAATTTCTAACGGTAAATTAAATATAAGTCAAGCAAGTGGATTTGGGGTTGTATATCAACCAGAAACATTAACAGTTGGAACTTATTATAAATGTGTTGTAGAAGTATCTAATTATGTTGATGGTAGTTTTCAAATAGGTCTTGCGGGTTCAGATGCTGCAAATACATCACCAATCATTAATTCAGATGGAACATTTACTTTTTACTTACAAAGAGTAAGCGGTGGTTCAAACAATATTGGGTTTGTATTTAATGGTTTAGCAAACCTTTCAATAAACAACGTTTCAGTGCGTGAGGTAGGTCAAAATTGGACTTTAGGTACTGGGTGGAGTATTGGAGAGGATAAGGCTATAAGTGATGGAACTACAAGTAATTTAGACCAATTTAGCACATCAATAATAGGCAAAAGTTACAAGGTTTCAATTACAGTAAACGATATAAATTCGGGTGCTTTATCTGTTAGGCTTGGTAGTACAAGTGGTTCAGAGGTAATAAACATTACATCAAATGGAACTTATACTGCTTATGGTGTAGCAGAAACAACATACCTAAGATTACGTTCACAAAGTGGATTTGATGGCTCTGTTACAAACATCTCGGTTAAAGAGGTGGGGCAAAATTGGGTTTTTACAAATGTAGGAGGCTCAAATGGTTGGAGAATTGCAAATGAAAGAGCGATTTGTGATACAGATGGTGTCAATAATGGTAGGAATTTAAACTCATCTACAACTTTGGTAAATGGTAAAACTTACAAATTAACTTTAGATATATTACAATCTGTTGATGGAATGAATGTACTTGTGGGCAGTACAATATTACCAAATGAATTACCAACGGGAACAAATTTAGGTTATGAATACTATATAGATGCGTCACAACATAGTGGTGGTCTTTTTTCTTTATTTGGTGGCAGTTCGGATTTACAAGAAGTA